TTTGAGGTCCCGAGAAACGCGGGTCCCCACGTCCACGCACCAGCACCTCCGGTGGAGGCTACAAACTGCGACGTGTACGTTGGATTGAATGCAAAACATCGCGAATCAGACGCAAGCGCCAACGCAATGTTAACATTCTCAACATCATGAATAGCAACACTGGGAACAGTGTTGGAGTCCGGGATTTTAGCCCCGAAACACTCGGGACTGAATGGATCTATCTGGGCGAGAAGAAACTTCTCACCCGGCTCCATCGACCGGGTCGTCCGGACATTCCGCATCGACGACGGCGCCGTGCGGCGTACCCGCGGACGGTAGTTCCGGGAAACTGACGCGCGACGTCGACGAGGCGCGCTAGCTGCCGAATAACGACGGCGCCGCACAGGGGCGCGACGACGAGTGTTACGACGATAAGCCATTCTATTTTGCTTACTCACTGCCAATAAAATTGACAAATGAGAGCAATTAGGAGAAAGAACTAAAGAAACACCTTATGGAACATAAGGTGAATGTGTACCTACTGTTCCAAATTGGAACGATCGGCACACAAGGGGTCTGGTAATACTAGCAGACCCCTGGCGTTCCACCAATACAAATTCCAAGTAATGATCAAAGTTGAACTTGGGCAACTTCAACTGGAACACTAGGCTTAGTGTTCAGATAAGTACAGCAATCTAGTTTATAAGAATTCCCCCCTCTTCGGCGGCGACTCGCTACGCTCGGCGGCCTCAGTCCCCCTAGGGGGGACTGGCCCTTCGGGCCGTTTATAAAAGTATCGAGCAGGTTGTCATTTAGCAATTTGAGCTATGCCGCGCACATCGTCTCCAAAACCTCGGCAGTTCTGCTTCACGTGGAATAATCCAGATGAGCAGACAGAAGCCTACCTCAACAACTCCGTCTGGAACGGGTCTGTTAAGTACATGGTTGTCGGGCGGGAAAAGGGAGAATCGGGAACACCGCACCTACAAGGCTTCATACAATTCAAATCACCACGGTCGTTCCAAGCCATTAAGCACATGTTACCAAGATGCCACATTGAACAAGCCATGGGTTCCGGCATCCAGAACTTCGAATACTGCTCCAAGGACGGTGACTTCTGGGAACGCGGTACGCGTCCAGTATCCAAGGCCGACGCTTCGCGCGACACATGGAAAAACATTATGGAGGCAGCGAAATCCGGACGCACTGAATGGATCGAAGAAAACCATCCGCGAGTATGGATCCAACTTTCCTCTCGTTTACTCAGCTTACGTGAAACAAAAGGAACGCTTCTCCAAGGAGAACTCGAACACGAGTGGTGGGTTGGACCAACCGGAAGCGGTAAATCACGCGCGGCATGGGCCCTCTACGACGGCAAGCATTTCCAGAAAGAGATCAACAAGTGGTGGGACGGGTACTCCAATGAAGATGTGGTTGTCATCGAAGAGTGGTCTCCGGACAACAAATTCACAGCCCAAGCACTGAAGCAATGGGCTGATCGTTACCCGTTCACTGGACAAATTAAGGGTGGAACCCTACAGAAAATCCGGCCCAAGAAAGTCATCGTCCTCTCAAACTATTCGATCCGGTCATGCTTCCCGGATGAAAGAGACTGGGCACCACTCGAACGTCGCTTCACCGAGCTCGAGTTTCCCAGGGACGAGACAATCGCAATTGAACGAGCACAGTCGTTCAACGCGACACACCCAGCTCCGGAAACGCCGGGTGAACCGCAGGACACAGCTGAAGCAATGGAAGAAGTGACATCACCAGCTCTGACGGATATACTCCCTACCGATGAAGAGATCCGACAGCAAATGGAGGAGATTCCGATGGGAGAGTTGTGGTCTGATTATGCCAACCCCTCCGACTTGGACAAGTTGTTCAGTGCATGGTTGTAGGTGGTGGACATGTGTTTGGACTAGTGTACTGCGTAGCAAATTGGATAATGTTGCCTCACTCCACCAGTCGGTAACAAATATATCCATGGTGAATATTTTCCCTCACTTAACTTACTCGCTACACTCACACGTTGTGGGGTCCCTAATATTCAGCACAGATAATAGTTTGATAACCGACAGGTTCCGATCGTCTACCATTATCCAATTTGCTACGCAGTACACAAGTCCAGTCACGATGTCCAGCACCAACAACCAAGCAACCAACAACGTCCAGCGTCAGGGGGAGTTGGAACATATCATGATCCACCACCTCTCCGAGCAGAACTCAGCATTGCAGCAATCTCTTCAGGAATGGCAGGGAGCCTATCATACCGTCGAGCAGCGCGCTGATCGACTCTTCCATCAAAGCACTCAATTGGCCCGCAGGATGTACACGGCGCAGCACGAAGCGCAAGCGTCGCGTGGAATCGCCGATCGCGCGTTCGATTTGCTATTGGCAATCGTCAATGCAAACCCGAACATGGTTCATGAACGCGAGCAGGTTGAACACCTACTCAACCATCCGGCGATAGTAATCGACCTCACCGACCTTACGACGGACGAGGAACTCTCTGATGTGGAATAACTTGTAGGATTACAACTTAGATTAGCACAGCAACCTAAGCATAACTACATCCTACAATTCATCTCTTTGAAACAACTTTGTTGGCATACCTTCGCTCTCTAAACGAGACAAAACCTCATTAAGATGAGCTTGGTACGCAGCCCTATCCGCTTGTCGAACAAGCTGGGCAACTTCGTTGTCTGGAACTGATTCCATTCTCCTAATATCGGCTTCAGATTCGCGAATATCACGAATACGCTCACCCATCATAAGAGCATGATCGGTTGAAGCCCGAACAATCGGTTCACCACCACCACGCGACCATTCAGGTAACGTGGACGGAGGAGAGCGGGTGTCATTTAAAACATCGGACAATGCAGAGCCTAGGACATCAGTCGATTTGGGTTAGAGTTAACACCACTAATACCAAGCATCGACTGGAAACCAGCTGCAGCAGAGTGCACAGCACTCTGTCCGATACCGTACGCCACAGGAAGTACAACATTATCAAATAATTCCTGACCTGCAGCACCGGCACCCGCCCTCACCTGATTTAAAGCATTCGTCATATACTCATTCTGATTAGTCTCTGAATGAGTAAAATCAGTATGCGCAGACATGTTGCTCGTCGCCTGAACAATCTCAGGACTAAAACTCGCAGCAGTCGATCCCGATACTGTCGAAGTCGATTTCGGAATCGCCTCCGTTAACAACAAATGCTCAATAGACAAAGGTGACGTCGAACCGACACCTTCAACAGCAATCAAAATGGTACCCCACGAATGGGGAACGGAAAACTCAAGGTCTTGACCTTGCTTAATATCCGAAGCATCAGTAGACAAATAACGAAAGGCCGTGTCGTCTACATACTTGTTGACGATAGTCAACGGACTCTGAGTCAATGACGCAAGCGTAACACGCTTGTAGTATTGATACCCAGAAAGCCCTCCAGGTGTAGTGGGCCACGACCACGTCGTAGCACCATAATATGATTCATACGCAATAGCAATATGAACAAAGCCAGTTGCATTTAAAGGTGCAACCGGTGAGGAGATGCGAACCGCGTGAGCTGTAGGCCGGTTCAGCTCAAACTGAGCAGAATACGAAGTATACTTCGAACGGTTCGAACCACCGGCAAAAGCCAATGGCCAAACCCACTGGGCAGCAGCTTCGTTCGATGTAATTTGACCAGTAACATAACTTGGGTTAAACGCCCAAGCACGCATATTCGTAGCCGTTGTCAAAGCCAACGAAACATTCTCAACATCCTGTGAAGCAACGCTAGGAACAGTGTTGCTATCAGGGATCTTAGCACCCCAACACTCAGGTGAAAAAGGATCTATTTGAGCAAATAGAAATTTCTCACCAGGCTCCATCTGCCGAGTCTGGCGCGGATTACGCATACTCGCCGGAGCAACGCGCCTACCACGCGGCGTACGAGCCGGCGCACGACGGCGTCGGGTTGGAGTCGATGGACGTCGACGGCGAACAGGCGCACGACGACGAGCAGCACGACGAAAAGCCATTCTATTTTGTCTGTTAACCACCAAGTAAATTGGAAAGTGACAGACTATATAGTCTTGCATTGGAAATGAACACAAGTGACACACTTGCGTTTAGTGATCCGAGTGTACCGTTGACACGATCAGATCACAAGGGGTCTGGTAATACTAGCAGACCCCTTGTGTGTCACCCTAATGTTATTCCGATACAAAACGGAAACTTGAAGTACCGAACTTCAACCAACACACTAGGGTGCATACGTCCAGATAAATCCAGTCGTGTAGTCAGAAAAGCACAGAGTTCTGGGTTGGCGCCAACCCAGAGAACCCCCCCCTGCCGGGTGCCCGACTCGCTACGCTCGGCGACCCGTCATCCCCCAAGGGGGAAGCTTTACAATAATGTCGAGCAGGAGAGTGTTGCGTTCAAAATATTCATTCTGCAATTTGCACAATGCCACGCACTTCCTCGCCACGTCCACGTCAGTTCTGCTTCACCTGGAACAATCCCGATGAACAAACCGAGCACTACCTCAACAACGCCGTCTGGAACGGGTCAGTCAAGTACATGGTCGTGGGTAGAGAGATCGGTGAGTCCGGTACGCCTCACCTCCAAGGTTTCATCCAATTCAAATCAGCTCGATCCTTCCACGCGATCAAGCAGCTCCTCCCGAAATGCCACATCGAACAAGCGATGGGATCGGGTATTCAAAACTTCGAATACTGTTCGAAGGACGGAGATTTCTGGGAACGCGGGACGCGCCCAGTATCCAAAGCCGATGCTTCCAAGCAAACTTGGAAGGACATCATGGTCGCCGCAAAAACCGGCAACCACGTATGGATCGAAGAAAACCACCCACGTGTCTGGATCCAACTTTCCTCTCGTCTACTCAGCTTACGTGAGACAAAAGGAACTCTACTCGACGGAGACCTCGAGCACGAGTGGTGGGTTGGACCGACAGGCACGGGAAAATCCCGCGCAGCGTGGGCGCTCTACCAAGGAAGTCATTTCCAAAAAGAGATCAACAAGTGGTGGGATGGCTACGCCAATGAAGACGTGGTTATCATCGAAGAATGGTCACCCGACAACCGTTACACCGCACAAGCATTGAAACAATGGGCTGACCGATACCCATTCACTGGGCAAATCAAAGGCGGTACCCTTCAGAAAATTCGCCCGAAGAAAGTCATCGTCCTATCGAACTATTCGATCCGATCATGTTTCCCGGACGAACGAGACTGGGCACCACTCGAACGTCGTTTCACGGAATTGGAATTCCCGAAAGACGAAGCGATGGCAGGTCAAAGAGCGGCTGCATTTATGGCAGCCAGGGTCATCGAAGACGAACCCGAGGATCAACCAACTCAGGACGAACTGAGAGTCGGTGGCATCGATATCTCGATGCATGAGGACACTCCACCAGCAGCCATTCAACTAGACGAGGTGCCACTCGGAGATTTGTGGTCAGATTATGCCAACACGGCGGACCTCGACAAGTTCTTCACGGGATGGATGTGAGGATGGGCATGGTTACTTGACTTGCGTAGGTGGTGGTAGATTGGGAAATGTGGCTGCTCTCCGCCTTACGGTAACGAAGATACATTGTTTACATTCAAACTCCCTCCTACCTAATTTCACTACGCTCATGGAAGGGGGTCCCAGTTTTCACATACAACAAGTAGTATTCGATAGCCGAAAGGCTACGTTTAGCTGCCATTTCCCAATCTACCACCACCTACGCAAGTCAAGTAACGATGTCCAGTACTCCCATTCAACCGATGACCGAACAAGTCCGACGATCCGGCGAGTTGGAGCATATCATGATCCACTATATGTCCGAGCAAAACACTGCTCTAGTCGAACAACTCAACGACTGGCAGGGTGCCTACAACACGCTCGAAGAACGGGCCGACCGAATCTTCGAGCAGAATGTCCAGTTGGATAGACGTCTCGGGTGGGCTCGTCATGAACTCCAAGCCAGCCGAGACATGTCAGATCGTCTCTTCGACATGCTCATCGCGATCACGCACGCGAATCCGAATCTCGCCGAAGAACGCGAAGCGGTCCTCCGTCTCATCGAACACCCTAACAACGTGATCGACCTCACCGATCTTACAACGGACGAGGAACTATCTGACGAAGAATAATTGTAGGATTACCAGCTTAGAAGTAGCCTAGCGAACTAAGTACTCAAATCTACCTACAATTCATCCCTTTGCCTCCAGTAATTAGTAGGGATACCATCCGCTTCTAATTCCATCAACACAAGATCTACTTGCGCCTGCCATTCGGCCTCCGCAAGAGTCTTTTGTACATCACTCGCTGCAAGCTCGCTATCAACTCTAATGCTAGACATTATATCCGCAACATTCACAGGTCCACCAGGCGCACGCGAAGGCGGACCTAGAATATCGACAATGTGACCATCATCGAGCTGCGGAGGCCGTGTAGCAGGTGGAGCTGCCCGGACGGCCTCAATCAGCGGTGCTACATCCGTACCTACACATTTGCAACCAAACGATTCGGATTAGAATTCACACCGCCAATGCCAACAGCCTGTTGGAATCCACTAACAGCAGATGCAACAGCAGACTGGCCAATAGAATGCGCGTACGGAAGTACGACATTATCAAACAGATGCTGACCTGCGCTAGAAACACCAGCTCTCACCTGGTGAAGAGCAGCTGCAACATACTCACCCTGACCTTGCTCGGTATGAGCAAAATCAGTGTGAGAAGACATATTGCTGGTCTGCTGTAAAATCTCCGGACGGAATTGCGCAGCAGTAGAACCATTCATCGAACTCGTAGACTTCGGAATTGCTTCAGTCATGAGCAAATGCTCAATAGACAAGGGTGACGTCGAACCGACACCCTCAACAGCAATCAAGATGGTACCCCACGAATGAGGCACAGCAAACTCGAGGTCATTACCCTGCTTGATATCCGAAGCATCAGTGGACAGATACCGGAAGGCCGTATCGTCTACGTACTTATTGACAATAGTCAACGGGCTCTGGGTCAACGACGCAAGCGTTACACGCTTGTAGTATTGATACCCAGAAAGCCCGCCCGGAGTAGTAGGCCACGGCCACGTCGTGGCAGCATAATATGATTCATAAGCGATAGCAATATGAACAAAGCCAGTTGCATTTAAAGGTGCAACCGGCGAAGAAATCCGAACCGCGTGAGCTGTAGGCCGATTCAGCTCAAACTGACCAGAATACGAAGTATACTTCGTACGGTTAGAAGCACCGGCAAACGCCAATGGCCAAACCCACTGGGCAGCAGCTTCATTCGATGTAACTTGACCAGAAACATAACTTGGGTTAAACGCCCAAGCACGCATATTCGTAGACGTTGTCAAAGCCAACGACACATTCTCAACATCCTGTGAAGCAACGCTAGGAACAGTGTTGCTATCAGGGATCTTAGCACCCCAACACTCAGGCGAGAAAGGATCTATTTGAGCAAATAGAAATTTCTCACCAGGCTCCATCTGCCGAGTCTGGCGCGGATTACGCATACTCGCCGGAGCAACGCGCCTACCACGCGGCGTACGAGTCGGCGCACGACGGCGTCGGGTTGGAGTCGATGGACGTCGACGGCGCACAGGCGCGCGACGACGAGCAGCACGACGAAAAGCCATTCTATTTTGTCTGTTACCCACCAAGTAAATTGGAAAGTGACAGACTATATAGTCTTGCATAGGAAATGAACACAAATGGAACACATGTGTTCAGTGTTCCGATAGTACCGTTGGAACGATCGGAACACAAGGGGTCTGGTAATACTAGCAGACCCCTTGTGTGCCACCCTAATGTTATTCCGAGCCAAATACTCTACTTGAAGTACACAACTTCAAGTGGAACACAAGAGTGTTTGAGTTCAGATAACGACAGATATAAATCCAGATAAGCACAGTCATCTGGGTTGGCGCCAACCATGTCACCCCCCTGCCGGGTGCCCGACTCGCTTCGCTCGGCGACCCGTCATCCCCCGAGGGGGAAGCTTTATAATAATGTCGAGCAGGAGAGTGTTGCGTTCAAAGGTATTCATTCTGCAATTTGCACAATGCCACGCACTTCCTCATTGAAACCACGCCAGTTCTGCTTCACCTGGAACAATCCCGATGAACAAGCCGAACATTACCTCAACAACGCCGTATGGAACGGGTCGGTCAAATACCTCGTCGTCGGCAAAGAAACAGGTGACGCTGGTACACCGCACCTCCAAGGTTTCATCCAATTCAAATCCCCGAGATCGTTCCACGCAATCAAGCAATTACTGCCGAAGTGCCACATCGAACAGGCAATGTGCTCAGGTATTCAAAACTTCGAGTACTGCTCCAAAGACGGAGACTTCTGGGAACGCGGGACGCGCCCAGTATCCAAAGCCGATGCTTCCAAGCAAACTTGGAAGGACATCATGGTCGCCGCGAAAAACGGCAACCACATATGGATCGAGGAAAACCACCCACGTGTCTGGATCCAACTTTCCTCTCGTCTACTCAGCTTACGTGAGACAAAAGGAACTCTACTCGACGGAGACCTCGAGCACGAGTGGTGGGTTGGACCGACAGGCACGGGAAAATCCCGCGCAGCGTGGGCGCTCTACCAAGGAAGTCATTTCCAAAAAGAGATCAACAAGTGGTGGGATGGCTACGCCA